ATTTTAGACTATCAAACAAGGGGCTTGATATATGTCAAGAAAGGGAACAAGTAGTTATCCTCCTATGCAATGTTGGCACGGTTCATGCTATTCCTTATATATAGGTAAGATCGGTTTAGGGCCATGCGGGACGGGGTGGACGGTTCAGTATTGGGGAGTAGCGGGTTGGTGCAGAGTGACGTAAGTCCTTGATTAAATGCTATGGGCAATAACCTAGAGTTATCAATGACTTATACGTGATAGCTTTTAGTTATCAGGGCCTATGCTAACACAAGTGGACTACGCATAACCTATTGAATACTATACAGAACCTATACAGCACACACCCACTAGGTATACAATCAAGATACACCCTGTTGGGAAGTGTGTAGACAATGTATAGACAAACAACCGAGATAATCAGGACTGTATAGACAGCCAGTGCTGTATAGATGACCAGTACTGTGTTTATACCCAGGGCAGGGGCAAAAAACTGCCGAAGAATTGTTTTTAGACGCTACATTTAACGCTGCTGTAACTTTTGAGAATAGGGGTCTATGACTTTAACGCTGCTGTAACTTTTAAGAACAGGGGCCTATGATTTTAACGCTGCTGTAACTTTTGAGAATAGGGGTCTATACAGACTAATGAGTACTGAGGTGTACTCGTAGCCCTGAGCAGGCTACTGATCTGTTCTCTTTAGCCCTTTGGGGACTATATAGTACTACTTAGATTCGTCTTTAATCCTTCAAAGCTTCTAAATAGATAAAAACTTAAATAATAGTTATATTTAGTTTTTAATTACTGAAGATTACTGATGTTGTTACTTTGAATCTGCATCAAACTATACAGTACATATTGTAGCATACTTTTGTCTAAAAGTCAATAGTTATTTATGTCTACCCCTAAATATTGTTCTACCTGTTGTAAATTAACAACACTATTCATCTGTTTGTGTATTATTTGTCTATTACAGTAAATAAAGCTTGACTTTTAAATAAAAGTATGATACAATGTATTATAGTTAAATATATTAGGGAAGACTATGCCACGGCGTAGAAAGAAAAGAAGTTTAGAAACAGCAGGTAAGTGGTGGAGTGAATCCCAGAAGATAGAGGCTGTGACCACCTGGTTGGCCTTGGGTAATCTCGCACAATCCGCTGCAGTACTGGATATACCTATTGCTACCATTAAACGCTGGCGTTATAGCGATTGGTGGAAAAAGATCGAAGAAGATTTAAGGCAGGAAGAGAGCTTAGGATTAAATGCTCGCCTGAAGAAGGTTATCTCTAAAGCCTTAGATGTTACTGAAGATCGTTTAAGTAATGGTAATTATCAATTTAATCAAAAGACTGGTGAATTGGTACGGGTGCCTGTAAACATTAAGGATGCCTCCAGGGTTGCCAATGATATGATGAATCGTTCAGATATTATTGAAGAAAAGCCCATACAGCAACAGATTGAAAAGACAGTAGATGATCGCTTGGCTAAGTTGGCCGAAGACTTTAAGCGGTTTGCTACTGCCAAAGAAGTTAAGTCAGAACCCTTAACTATTGATATGGTAAAGTAATTGGACTTATCTTCTGAAGTAGTTGAGGGCTTTGTTAATGCCTGCTTAATTAAGAACTTTGACCATGCCACAGCAACACCTGCTTTCCATAGGGAACTTTGGAAGTTATGTTGTGGTGAAGAGAAGTTTGTAGCTATAGCTGCTCCTCGTGGGCATGGTAAGTCTACAGCAGTAACATATGCTTATCTACTGACAGAATTGTTATTCAGGCAGTCTAAGTATGCCTTGATTGTCTCAGATAGTTTCTCTCAAGCGGGTTTATTCCTTGGAGATATTATAAAGGAACTTCGGGACAATGAAGATATACACGGTCTATTTGGTGATATAGAATTCGTTAAATCTACAGAAGATGATATTATCTGTAGGTTTACAGACGGACATCAATTCAGGGTTCAAGCTCGTGGGGCAGAACAAAAGCTACGTGGATTGAAGTGGCTCAATCGTAGACCTGACTTAATCATCTGTGATGATATGGAGTCTGATGAGCAGGTATTAAATAAGGATCGTAGGGAGAAGTTTAGACGTTGGTTCTATTCTGCTCTTATTCCTTGCTTATCTGTAACTGGTAAAATTAGAGCCGTAGGAACTATCCTACATTTAGATTCTTTGTTAGAAAGATTAATGCCAGAATCTCAGTTAGCTGCCTTAGGCAGTGTACGACTAAGAGAACTAGTCACTGAGGAATTACGGCAATACACCAAGTATAGAACACCTTGGCACTCTATTAAGTATAAGGCCCATAATGAGGATTTCTCTCAGATACTATGGCCTGATAGGTGGACTAAGGAAGCCTTGGTGGAACGGAAAGCACAGTATGCCCAACAGGGTTTGTCTGATGCCTATAGCCAGGAAATGTTGAATACTCCCCTTGATGAAGGTAATGCTTTCTTCAAGAAGTCTGATTTTGTCCACCTCAAGGATACAGATCGGAAGAAGAGCTTAAACTATTATATTGCTTGTGACTTAGCTATTTCACAAAAGCAGAGAAGTGATTACAGTGTTTTTGCTGTGGCAGGAATGGATGACGAAGGCCGCTTGCAGTGTGTAAACATCATTCGCGATAGAATGGATGCAATGCAGCTAGTAGAAACCATTCTTGCACTACAGCGCCTTTATAAGCCGATACTCTTTGGAATTGAGGCTGGTATCATCCAGAAGTCAATAGGGCCGTACCTTAACGAAGCTATGTTGAAGTCTGACACTTTTGTCAACACAGTATTACTCAAGCCTGCTGGTGACAAGTTAACTCGTGCCAGATCTATGCAAGCACGTATGAGAGCGGGTGCTGTTAAGTTTGATTCTTCTGCGGATTGGTATCAAGCATTTGAGGATGAGTTACTGCGGTTTCCTCGTGACCGACATGATGACCAAGTAGATGCTTGGGCGTATATTGGTTTAATGTTGGATCAGATGCAAACTGCGAACACACCTCAGGAAGAAGAGGACGAAGAGTATCGCCTTTCTTTAAAAGAACATGGTTATGACACTATTGGTCGTAACGAAACCACAGGGTATTAAACTTGGAACTTAAAACAGAACTAAAGCTTGATGATATTGTAACCCTGCCTAACATTGCTGAAGAGTTAGATGAGCAGGACTTGCATACCATTAGCTATGACATCTTCAAGGGGTTTGAGACGGATATTCAATCTCGTTCCCAGTGGGAGAAACGTACTGAAGAGTCCATGAAGTTAGCCCTCCAAGTATCAGAAGCTAAGTCTTTTCCTTGGCCCGGTGCCTCTAATGTTAAGTTCCCGCTTATTACTATAGCTGCCCTTCAGTACCATGCCCGTAGCTATCCTGTGTTGGTAAACGGGCAAACACCTGTTCATTGCCGAGTTATTGGCATGGATATGGATGGTAAGAAAGCAGAGCGTGCTCAACGTATTGAAGATCATATGTCTTACCAGCTTCTTGAAGAAGACGAGAACTGGGAATCAGAAATGGATCGTGTGTTAATTACACAGCCTATTGTAGGTTGTGCTTTTAAGAAATCTTTCTTTGATCCAATACTTCAGCACAATGTTTCTGAATATATTCTTGCTAAAGACTTAGTAGTTAACTATTGGACTAAACACCTGGATACAGCTCCTCGTGTCTCCCACGTACAGTATTTCAGTAAGAATGATGTTTATGAGCGTGTCGCTCGTGGTTTATTCTTAGGGATGAAGGAACAGAATCCTTCCGCAGTACCACAATCTAACTTATCTCTGGCACAGTCCAAAGCACAGGGCATGACAGCTCCTGACTCCATTGATGATAGCACTCCTTATGAAATTATCGAGATGCACACTTGGATTGACTTTGATGGTGATGGTTATTCAGAACCCTACATTGTATGGATGCGTAGGGACAATAAGCAAATCCTTCGTATCGTAGCCCGATACTTTAAGAACTCTATTGAGAGAGACAAAGATGGTAAAGTGCTCAGTATTAAACCTGAAACCTACTTCACAAAGTTTCCGTTCATCCCAAGCCCTGATGGTGGATTCTATGATCTTGGTTTCGGATCTCTGTTGGGGCCTCTCAACCAAAGCATTGACACCATTCTTAACCAGTTGGTGGATGCTGGTACAATGTCTAACACAGCCGGTGGGTTCTTATCGCGAGGGGTTAAAATCCGTGGCGGTAACGCCAACTTTGCTCCGCTAGAATGGAAGCATGTAGATACTACTGGTGATGATCTTCGTAAGGGAGTAGTACCCTTACCCGTGCGGGAGCCTTCTGCTGTCCTGTTCCAATTACTAAGCCTACTTATAAACTATGGCGAACGTATTGGTGGTTCTGTAGATATATTAACCGGGCAAAACCCCGGCCAGAACACTCCGGCACAGACCACACAAACCATGGCAGAACAGGGAATGAAGATATTCTCTGGTATCTTCAAGCGTACTTACCGGAGTCTAAAGGACGAGTTCCGCAAACTGTATCGGTTGAACCAATTATATTTGCAAGGCGTACAAGAGTACAGCGGTGATAATAGCTCCAGTTTTATTGATGCTGAAGACTATGCGGGATCGTCTTCTGATGTTCGTCCTAGTGCTGATCCTAACATTGTATCAGATGTACAACGTATTCAACAAGCACAAGCACTGCTACAATTAGCAGGAACTACTCCGGGCATGAATATGTATGAGGTTCAGAAGATGTACCTCAAAGCAATGAAGGTTAATAACATTGAAACTGTGTTACCAGATCCTAAAGGGCCTAACGCTATTAAGCCGGGGCCATCGGAAAAGATACAGATTGAACAAATGAAACAACAAGCCAAACAAGCCCACATGCAGTTACAAATGAAGATGGGTCTAATGAAGATTATGAAGGACGCAGAACTTAACCAAGCTAAGATTCATAAACTAGAGGCCGATGCTATTCTAGCTATTGAAGAAGCGGGTGGTGTATCTAAAGGACACGATATTGCAATGCTGAATACTCAAATATCAGTGGCTAGGGCAAAACAAGAAGGTATTATGAGTTCAATGAAAACTGTCATGGACTTAGAAAAACATATGCAGGAAATGAGTCAGCCTGAAGAAGGAAAAGAAGCACCTGAATAACCAGAAATGTAATACAAGGAGATAGAAATGGCAATAGTTGTAACCCCAGAAGAGTTTAAGGATTGGAAGCAGCACCAAGTAACAGAAGCCTTTATGAAAGCATTAAGTAATGATCGAGAGTGGTTAAAGGAAATACTGTTAGCAGGAACAGAGGATGATGACAATGTCCGAGGCCGTGCAGCAGCTATAACTAGTATATTATCATTATCATATGAAGAACTAATGGATGCTGTTAAGGAGAATCGTAATGCTTAATCCTTCCGGTATTCACCCAATCTTTGATCGTGTACTTGTCCTACCGTTAGAAGTAGAAGAAAAGACAGCAAGCGGTATTATTGTATCCACCAAAGAAAACAATGAACGGGAACAGTTAGCCAATACAACAGGAGTTATTATTGCGTTAGGTGATGAGGTTCCGCTAGATATTGTTAAGGTTGGTATGAAAGTAGCATATGCTAAATATGCTGGTCTGATGTACAAAGGGAAGGATAAACGAGATTATCGTATGGTTAACTATGATGATTTAGTAGCTAGATTAGATGATGATATGGTCTTAATTGACCCACATCTTTCATTAGGAGTTTAAGATGAGTGAAGAACAAGTAGAAACACAGGTAGAAGTAACAGAGGAACCTAGTTATGAAGCAGAGGCAGAGGCACAGGGTTGGGTGCCAAAAGAATCCTTTCGTGGTTCAGAAAATGATTGGGTAGATGCAGAAACATTTGTCCGTAGGGGCAGAGAGATATTACCCATTGTCCGCAAGCACAACGAAAGGCTTGTTAAAGAACTTGCAGAGGCTAAACGAGGTGCCGAAGAAGTTCGTGAAGCAGCTAAAGAATTTCGAGAGTTCCAGAAGACGCAGTTCGCTAAGAAAACCGAGGAACTTGAGCAGCAACTGGAACAACTAAAGCAAGCCAAGCGTGAAGCGATTACGCAGGGTGATGGAGATCGTGCTATTGCTATTGATGATGCAATGGACGACTTAAAGGAACAACGTGTTGAGGCCAAGGAAGAACTTAAACGTGCTGAAGAAAAAGCAAAAGAACCTCCTCCAGTAACAGAAGACCCTCTCTTGAATGAGTGGATTAGTAAAAATGATTGGTTTGGGTCTGATGAGGATATGACAGATATTGCCAATGCTTTGGGTACTTCTCTAAGACGTAAAACACCTTCCTTACAAGGTAAAGACTTCCTTGATAAGTTGGATGAAAAACTAGTAGAGAAGTTTCCAGATCGTTTTGGTAAAAAGAAATCTACACCAAACCCAATGGAAGGTTCCCAGAGAGAATCTGCACGGCCTGTTAGTGGCGGTAAGAAAAGCTATAACAGTTTGCCGGAAGATGCAAAGAAGGCGTGTGATCGTTTCGTAAAGCAAGGATTGATGACACGCGAAGAATATGTTAATGATTATGATTGGAACTAGGAGAGAGGAAATGACTGATACTAAACAAGGAACAAAAGCTACCACAGAGCCTACCAAGACAGAGCGCAAGCAACGAAGCGCATTTAACGGGACTCGCGGTAAGCTGCAAGTAGGGCATCTTATTCCAGGATATCACTTGCACATCTTCAATGACTCGCCAGGACGTATTCAGGCAGCTATTGATTCCGGGTATGAGTTTGTCTCTCCCGACGAGGTAGGAGGTACTATGGAGAATGTAACTTCTCGTAATACCGATTTAGGAGATAAGGTTCGTTTCTTAGTGGGTACAGATGGTAATGACCCAGTATATGCTTACGTTCTTAAGATCAAAGAAGAATGGTGGAAAGACGATCAAGCAGATCTACAGAAACGTAACGATGCAACTGATGCAGCAATTAGAAGTGGCAAGTTGACAAAAGATGGTATGTCATCTGATGGCTTCTACAATGCTGGTATAAAATATTAATAATTTAATTTAAAGGATAACAAAATGGCACTTTCTGCTGCTCCTCGTGGGCTAAGCCCCGTAGGTACACTGACTGGCGCATCGTATAACGAACAAGGTCGTTTATACTACATTCCTTCTGACTCAGCTAACACCTATGCTATTGGTGATATTGTTGTGGTTGGGGCGGGTGGTGATGCTAATGGTGTTCCTGCTGTAACTAAATATGTACAGGGTACTACGACTCTCCCTCCTTTGGGCGTGGTTGTGGGTGTTCGTGTAGTTGATCCCAGTGTATCTTTGCAAGGTACTAACTTAGATTTAACTAAGCTATATCTGAATAAGAGTGCTGGAAATCGTTATGTATATGTTGTGGACGATCCTAATGTGGTCTTCTCGGCACAATTTGACAGCACTGGTGCTGCTCAAAATGCTGTACATAAACTATGCACCACTAATCAAGCCGCTGACCAAACAAGCACACTGTCACAAAGTGCTCCTTTGTCCAGTACTGCTTTGACAGGTGTTGCTACTACCCATACTGGCAATACAACAATCCTTCAGATTATTGGTGCTACTCAAGACCCAGTTAATCAAGGCGCTTTGTCTGCTGCTGCCTCTACATCCACCGCCGTCCCGTATGTAACAATGCTGGTCAAGTGGAACCAACATCAGTACTTCGGTGCTGCTGCTGGCGTATAATAATTAATTAAAGGATAACTAAAATGGCCGGTATTATTACCACTGGTTCGCATCCTAAAGCACTATGGCCCGGAATTAAGGCATGGTGGGGTCAGGTATATGACGAACATCCTGAAGAGTTTGTAAAACTCTTTGACAAAGACTCTTCTTCACAAAACTATGAAGAAGATGTTCAACTAACTGGTTTCGGTTTAGCCCCCGTTAAGGCTGAAGGCGCTGGTGTTACATATGATTCTGAAGTTCAGGGCTTTGTTACACGTTATACCCATGTTGCATATGCTTTGGGCTATATCGTTACTAAAGAAGAATTGGACGACAATTTGTATGAACAAGTATCTAAACGCCGTGCTGCTGCATTAGCAATGTCTTTCCGTCAAACGAAAGAAAACATTGGTGCTAACATCTATAACCGTGGCTTCAATGGCACTTATACAGGCGGCGATGGTGTTGCAATGTGCGCTACTAACCATCCTAACACTTCTGGTGGTACTTTCTCTAACAAACCTACAGTCGATGTAGATCTGTCTGAGGCCTCACTAGAAGATGCAACAATCGCAATTATGGGTTTCCAAAATGATCGCGGTCTGTTGATCAATGTGATGCCCCGTAGTTTGATTATTGCTCGTCAAGAATGGTATAATGCCAATCGTATTATGAAGTCTGTGTATCAAACTGGTACTGGTAATAACGATATTAACGTTCTGAAAGCAACTAATGCTTTCCCAGAAGGTATTGTTATGAATCATTACCTGACTTCTCCTCACGCTTGGTTTATTCGTACTAACATTCGTGAAGGTATGAAGTACTATGAACGTGTGGGTATTAGTTTTGACCAAGACAATGACTTTGACACCATGAATGCCAAAGCCAAAGGCTACGAGCGTTACAGCTTCGGCTGGACAGATCCCCGTGCCGTGTATGGTTCAAACGGCCCCTAATAGTAAATAGGGCTTGACAAATCCCGGCTTATATGGTATACTATCATATAGGTCGGGATTCCTTAAGGAGATAGATATGGGCGCTGCTCATAAAGAAGAAAAGGGTCAACGACCCCCAGTACCATCAATTCCAAAACAGTAATACAATACCGACCCTGAACGTTCATTAGAACGTGACCCATCACTTTTAGGAGATTTAAATGGGAACACCTACCCGCTTTAACTATGGTCTAGCTACCGTAACCAAAACCGAACCACTCGGTAATTACCCTCTTCCAGATCCTTTTCATACTAGTTCTAGCCCAACCAGTGGGCTAGGGGTTGTTCAGTATGCAAACGATTTTGACACACTAATCGGCACAGACTATACAGTCACAGGCACTAGTTCTACTTTTGCTTTATCTACCACTGTTGTGGGTGGCGCTGCTGTATTAACACCCGGCGGTGTTTCAACCGCTTCCTCTGCTTATAAAGCAGGTCAATTCTTACAATTCCAGGCAGGTAACAAACTCTGGTTTTTATCTCGCTTCCAAGTATCCTCTGTAACGGCCCCTACGGCTTATGTAGGCCTTCAAGCAGGTTCAGCAACCACGGATGGCTTATGGTTCTCTATGGCTGCTGGCGGCGTTATAAGCCTTGTATCCACGGTAGGCGGTACAGCCACTACTCTGGTATCTACAGTAACCACAGCCACTAGTGCTGCATGGGTAGATGTGGCTTTCTACTATAATGGTACTGAGTTACATGTATTCGTGAACGATGTTATGTCTTTCCGTGTAGCAGTGCCTACTATTGGTTCTTCTGCCACTACATTGACTAATGCCATTTTGACACCAGTATTTGAAATCACACCTACTGCTACTCAAACCTTAACTGTGGATTACGTCTTGGCAGCTCAAGAAGTCACCCGCTAATAGGAGGCTTCCATGGCTAATGTAGTCAACACACAAGTACTGATGGATGGGGCAAGAAACACTACAGTAAAAATTACAGGAGTATTAGACACCTCAGATGTGGCTACTACTATTGTGATTGATCCTGCTGCGTTCTCCCCTATCCCTTCTAAGTTCCGCATAGATCATATAGACTATTCTATATCCACCCCACTTGAGGTACGTCTACTGTGGGATGGTACTCCACAACTAGATATATTACCTCTATCAGGACGTGGGCGTATGTCCTTCTGGAACTTTGGTGGTCTTCAAAACAATGCTACTTCTCCTACAGGTAAAATAGCCCTAGAGACTACAGGTTATAACACTACTATAGGTGGTACTCCTCTAGTATTTTCTGTAGTATTAGAACTAGTTAAACAGGGTGTATAATGGAAATAGCTAACAGCAATGCTAAAGAGATTCAACTGATTGCCACTATCATTCGTGCTGATGGCACAGTGGAACCTCTTGGTATTGTAGACTATTACCATAGAAACTTACTGAAGATGTTTATTTGGAAAGTAAAACAATTTATTAAAGGATTATAATTATGGCTACACTGCTCGTAAATACAGGCAAAGCTATTGTTACTAACCGTCTCAACAGTGGTGGAACAATACCACAATATGTTGCTTGGGGAACTGGTGCAGGAACAACAGCAGCGACTGATACAACATTATTTACTGAGGTAACACCTAGAGTATCAGGCACAGTTACACAGCAAACAACATCAACTACTAACGACACTTTTCAAGTTGTAGCAACACAAACTGCAGGCACTACTGAGACAATCACAAATGCTGGTTTGTTTGATGCTTCTACATCTGGTAATTTATTTATCAAAGGAGACTTCACTGGTGTAGCATTAAACAGTGGTGACTCTATCGCCTTTACTGTTAAAGTACAATTTAGTTAAGGATAACAAATGGCGCTAGTACTTGCAGATAGAGTAAAGGAAAGCTGTACATCCCCTGGTGTAGGCACAGCAACTCTATTAGGTGCTGCTGCTGGTTATAAAACTTTCTCTGCTGGTGTTGGTGCCAGTAATACTACTTATTATGTTATTGCAGATCAAATAGGAAGTAACTGGGAAGTAGGTTTAGGGACTATAGGGGCTGGAGGAACTACTCTAGTCCGTACCACACCTTTATCAGGTAGTGCAACTACTCCAGTTAACTTCTCTACCGGTACACAAGATGTATTCTGTGACTATACCGCTTCTACAGCAGTGCTGGCATCTAATAATCCCGGTACATCAGGTCAAGTACTAACATCTGGGGGTATAGGGGTTGCTCCCTCT